TGTATTGAGCGCCCTAACAGGTAATTGTCGTGTCTGCCCTTGCCCTAGCGCATTAGTTACGTTAGTAGCTGTAGTAGCTGTAGTAGCTGAAGTTGCTGTAGCCGCACTCAAGTTTGCAACTGTGGTGGTTGAGGCGACAACCAAGGGAGCCGTGCCAGTTGATATGGTTGAGGTAAGCTGCGTGCTGGTCAGAGTACCAACTGTGGAAACACCCGAGGCTGGTCCAGAACCGTTCGTATTGGGTTTAAATCCCTGAATATCCCTGCCAGGATTGATACTACCAGCAAAAGCCAGCATCGGAACCAACAATAATGACCACAGTAATCTTTTCATTCTAATTCTCCTTTAGTAGCGATATTCGCCAAAATTAATGGTATCTGTCGCGCCGGCCACGCCAAGAGCCGTCCCCAATATGGTTATTGTCGCTCCGGATATCGAGAAGTCGGTTCCCGGAATAGCATATTGTCGATTGATAAATAGAGGCACAGAACCCTTTGGAACGTGTGGTAAAGTATAAATAACGTTCGAACCATTAATTAGACCAGTGGGGGTGTCGGCAGCTTGGTATCGGGTAGTGGTGGTAGATTCCAATATCCAGGAAGTGAGCGGACTGTTGTAAATTACAGTGTAGTCGGCACCTGCTGTGATCTCACCACCTGTTAAAGCAGTGAGTTGCATATTCAAAATAGGAGCAGTACCAAGTCCTGAAGGATTAAAAGTAGATGCACCTGTATTTGTATTAGCGGCTCTGAAACTCATTTGTTCACCGTCTATAACTGAATTGACAGGAACATTATAAGTTACTGCATATGCATTTGCAGCTCCAGTATCGATTCCGTAATTGCATAAGGAGATGGCTTGTCTTAGTTGCTCTTCAAAGGTTAAGACAACTCCATTATCCAAAACGTTTATTTGAAGAGCATCAGATATCAATTGAGCAACTGCTGAAGATACAAAAGAGGATTGACGCCAAACTTTATTGAGCTGTGCGGAAACAGCAGTGCCTGAAGCAAATCCATTTGCGAGGATTGAAGTTAAAGCTGTAAACTGAGCTTGAGTTACTACGTTAGCCCCACCGCCAGTTGCAAACGGTTGAAAGTCATTTGTATTCGGCATAGATTACCCCAAAGCCCAACAACTAGTATCAAAGCCCCCAATGGCGGGAGACGAAACATCAAAACCAAATATAGGCTCGTTTGCAGACGCTGTATAATGGTGTAAAATTTGAACCCCGAGAGGACGAAAATCAAACAACCCAGCTTGAAACATGGCAGTAATTAAAGCATCAGGCACATAAGTAGTGCTGATCAAACCAAGGTTCATTGTTAGGTTAGCGGGATCTTCAATATAAATATAATAACCAAACGGGTTCAACAATATTGACATTATCCCATAAGCATCGGCCTTACTTCCATCCCAACTATTACTTAATATGATCATTTTGATATAAAGTCGGTAATGATCATCTGGAATTCCAACCATTCCGCTTTGCCAAACGCCTTGATCAAAACCTAATCCAACTGTATCTAATGCAAAATCGTAACTATTTGCATTAGATACCTGAAATCGAGGAGCTCCGACCAGACTCCCTAGCAAATCTAATTGAACCCCAACAGCAGTGTCCAGATCATACAATCCTCCGATACCTGTAACAGTATCCATCATTGCCAACATGTCAGCGAACGGTTGAGCAGTTTTTCCAACCATGGTTACAAAGTTAGGACGACTGATATGCTCAGAGGTAATTAACTCAACATACGGAGTTATGTTCCCTGTCATGTTGGAGTCACTGTTACATTACCTGCCACCAATTGCGCCGCTGCATTGTAAGCTATTGCGATGTTGGCGGTTCCGGAAGGTGAAGGGGCAATTCCCAAATAAAATGAAACCAAGTAAAAAGTAGTTCCAAGTGCTGTACCATTCAAGGAAGCCACTGCTTGGCACTGCGAAGTATAGACAGGCTCACCTATTGGCAAGCTGTTTATGAAAGCCAATAGGGCATTAACTATAGCAGTCCCCGTGGATGATACGTAGCCACCAAGTGCTTTGATAGTGATTCCGAAATAGATAGGAACTTCAGTTAAAACATCGAAGTTAATCACTGTGGGCAAACCATATTGGTCGTAAACAGTTTGTGAAGTTGTACCGTAAGATTGGATGCCTGGCGGTTTTTGTAGAGCAATGATGTTAACAATCGCAGCAACTGATCCACCTTCAACTATAGCTACAAAACTGTTTGCAGGTACTCCATTGACATCTGTCAGTTTTGTATTATTCTCATAAACAAATACTCTGGTTACTCCAGTTAAATTTGCAAGATTCGCATAAAGAGATTCTTTCATTCCTTGTGCAGCCAAGGCAGTAGAAGAAGCTTGGCGAATTCGTAAAGCGCCATCAGTTTCCACAGGATCACCCACGGTAGCGTTTGAAGTGCTTATGAATGATTGCCATCCAAGTTGGGGGGTATAGATACCATTGATTGACCCGGAAGGTGCAGGAATGGCGCCAGCTTTCTGTGAAGTAACGGTAACTGCTATTGAACCTCCCGATGGAATGGTAACTAAAACCGGCAAGTTCCAAAGATTACCGGACTCGTCAACTACTACACCGTTTGCAATTTGAGTTCCAGCGACCCCGACAACGTTGCCCACTGCTTGAGAATTGGTGGGTACGAGCCGCATTAAACCGTTTAACTTAATAAGGGAATCTAACCCTGTGCCTTGGGCAAACGATGGGCTAAAAGCCTGGAAAACTGCCACGCATGCTTGGTTGGAATCATAGATTGCCTGAGATAAAGCTGCCAACCATTGTCCATCTTGTGAATCTGAGGCTATGTAGATATCTGAACCGTAGATGCCTTGAAATATAGCAACCAGGCTTTGGAGAATATCATTGTAAGCAGGAACCGAAATGCCTGCAGCATTTACTGTAGGTGCCAAAGTGGGAAGAGGATAAGAAGTTGGCATAATTTAAAACTGGGTTAATGATCCAGTTGCGTTAGTTTTTAAACCCAAGTTAGTGATGCCGTAAATCGTGTCAATGGTGCAAGCAACCGCTGACACTCGAGTGTTTGGATTAACTGCACTTGCGTAGTCTACAATGTTGTTAACTCCATACGTACCTTCTATTACTTGTTTGATGGCACTGTCGAAGTATGGTATTGTGCCCATGCCAAGTATTTCTGTGTTGTATGGGGTTCCAATGGTAGTGTCTAGGAACCATTCACCTTCTATTAACCCGAGACGAGTTTGTACAGCTTGAGCTACTGCTGCCGGAACGTTGATGAAAAAGTTGCCGGCTTGTAAGCCAAAAGTATAGTCGCCATTGGGATCAAGTTTTCGGTATCTCATTGGATAATTATAAAGTATACCAATTACAGAAAGGTAAAATGGATCTAAAATTACTTTGCCAAATTTTAGAACTTGGAATAACTAACCTGTTATTGTGCCAGCACCTGAACCAGATACTCCTCCACCCGGAGTAACTCCGGAGACCGAAATTACTCCAACCACGGCGTTCGCTTTAATTTCATCAATGATACCTTGGCACATGGCCTGACCAACAGCATCACGGTAAGTATTTGCAGCGGCTGATCCGCTTCCTTGTACTGGGGCAACTCCGGCAATATTTGCCTTAATTCTCGTCCACATGCTTGCGGCAGTCATGGCCATTATATAGTTCCTTTCACAGTTGCTGATATTTGAGCGTGGGGGGCACCGGTGAAGGCACAGACGCAATCAGCCTGCACGATTCCCTTTTGAGTTCCGCCGCCACCTATTAAATCTACTTCGCTGGCAGTGATTGTAGTTTTACCAGAAGAAGTTACTTCAGCAGTGGTGCAATTCACCTTGACGTCTCCGGCTTTGATAGTGATTGTTCCGCTAGCAACGTCGATATAAGTAACACCGTCATCAGATCTGAGTTGTGTAGAAGTGGTGCTCAAATTTGTAAGCATTCGAGGTAAGGATCTTATACCTACAAATGCGCACCCATCTGAAAGATCATGAAGCCGGTATTCGTTTTGATTTTGAATCCCACCTTGCGACCACCAAGAGTCAATACAGCGAGAGGAAAATACAACAAGTGCCTCATCCTCTTTAGCTACTGGGAAAGTTAGAGTAAACCCGCCTCCCGACGGAAAGACTACAGGCACATCTTGTAACAACGGTATAGTCACCCAAGCAGTGCCGTCCTGATTTTCTATGAACATACCTGGCTGAAACTGAAACTTGGCTGCTTGAAACTGAGTAGCTGATAACTTAACCCTTGTGGCAATGTAAGCAGTACATGTTTGAGACAAAGGATCAAAACTTTGGATGATTGCAGGAGCAGCTGTCCAAAGTTCTACTTGCCTCCCATCCAAGGCGGCTCGAATTGTTTCTTCTAAACTTGAATAACGTTCTCTTGGATCCATTTATTTACCTGCTCCTGTCATAGAATTAGCTTGAACTACTCCAGCAGTCATTGCTAAACAAGTCAATTCGGAACTCCAATCATCACCTCGGGTATCTCCGGAATGTTCGATTACCATGACATAATACAACCCGTCTGCGGTGACTGGAGCTAAGTTTTCTATACCTGAATATTGAGTTGGATTAAGGGAAGCTGTAGTGCCGTTTGAATAACTTGTTTGGTTAATGTCAGCATTATTAATCCGAACTTGTGCCCCTATTCGATAAGCACTATTTAGCAGAGTTTTAACTTTAATGCCATCATCGGTCTGTTCAGGAGTTCCAAGTAAACCGGTTCTAACATTGATGTCCACAATTTGACCAGTAACATACTTGCCGGCATCTACAATTTGGATTCTTCCGTTTTGAATAGACCACGAAGCACCGAGAGTGTTGGCCAAATCACTCAGGAAGGCATTTGACATTCCAAACATTACTTTGTTTCGGAGTTGTGTTGGATTATTCAAGTCTGTTTTGGTGATGATTAAAGGTGCCGCCGTGGATAGTTCAGGCATGCTGCCTGCCAAGGCATCCAACTGTTTTTGGACAGTGCTTCCTTTAGGGAGTGAAGCATAAACTACTCCTTGAATATACGGAATATCCCCATCAGCACAATACATATCTAAGTAGGAATCGGTCGCATTTATTCTTCCAATATGAAACTGTTTAATGGTGCCACTGAAGATAGTACTATAGTTTTGATTGACATATCCGGCGCTCAATTGAACAGCGCCATACTCTCCACTGATAGCAGCTACTGTACTTGGCTTCAAATTATAGACTCTGACGATTGCATGATTCGGGCTCTGTTTATCATTTTGCATAATCTGAAAAGTAACCCGAAATTGGGACAAATCAATAGTAGGGAACTCGTTCTTTGTAGAAGTTGGAGACTTGTAAACTAACAATTGAAGCTGTCTTGTCCAGCTTGGAGAGGAAGAATTTGTCATGGGATAATGAAATACAAATGTCCAGTTGAACCAAGATTGCTATAAGTCGGAGGTGTGTAAATATCACCATCGGTTTGCGCAATTAACTGCCCGCCTAAGTTGAGGTAGGCATATTGGGAAAATAAGTCAGTGCCAGTAACGAGCGGAATGCCTGTCAGTATTTGATTAGTACCAGTTGAATCGTAAAGGTCTATTACCCAAGTGAAATTTTGGTTATTCCAATAGACATTTAATTGATATTCATTGCCTCCCAGTACAATATTAAACCGTTGAGCTTGTGGCAATAGAGGGATTTCGTAAGGAGTTGGCATAAATTAACTGAACAGTTTAGTAACAGAAGTGATTGGTGGCACATTCATAAAATTCTGAACAGAACTGCTTAATTTCTGCAAACCCGTTTGTGTCGGTGCTCCGTTAGCTGCTGGATTAGTCGGTGCGGTTGGACCGACACCGTTGGCAACTTGTACACTTACTAAAATGATCTGTTTGAAAGTTAAAGTAGCAAAAAGAGCATTCTCAGTTTTCCAATCATTTTCCACAGAGATGGATTTTAATACCACGTTATAGTAATTTCGACGTCCGGTGTAAACATTTACTAGGGGAATGGTGCCAGTTGAACCAGCTTGCTGTAAACTCAGTAATGCTTTCAAAATAGCATTCATTTGGTCTTGGCTTTGGCCAGATATGGAGGAAGTCAGTGTGTTCACTAAACCAACAGCACCTTGGACTTGTGAATATAAATTGACTGCGCTTCCAACTGTAGAGTTTGCAGCAGCGCCAGCAGCTAAAGCAGTGGCAGCAAGTGCAGCTAATCCTGTTTTGGATGGGCTGTTTGACCAAGCTGCTTTAACAATAAGTTCACTTGGCCGCTTATAGGCATGGTCAGAGATCGAGGATCCTTGTTCCACTGGATGATCAGTTATTTCCAAATCATCATGCATCAATTCCTGAATAGTAGCTTGAGGAATGGGGATAGTTGGAAACAGTTTTCCAGTAGTTGGGTCATAGATTCCGCGTTTTGGTTTAACCAAAAGAGCATTGAGCCCGAGGGCTGTTGCCGGTGCAACAAATCCGCTGAGGCCGCTCATCCCGGCATTCCTTTAAGGTGACGAAGACTATCTTGATAGACTCGGCTCTGTTTGTCGGCAACAGCATCTCCAGTGGCTTTAGCATCCTTGCCGGCAGTTACGTTGATGGTGGTGTTGTTGGTTTGATGAACAGTAGTTCCTCCACCTGCTTCGTTTAAACGAGTTCTGTTAAATACATCCATGACAACTGAGCCTCCGACAGTAGCTTTGTTCACGCCAACTTTGTCGTAAGTTCCGATATTGTGAGAATTCTTAATTCCTGCCCATTCATTAGATAATTGGGTAAGAATATCATTGCTTGAAAATTCTTCACCTTCGATCGCTCTAGCCACAGATGGGTGTTTGATTTCGATCGAAAACTTCTTAAAGAACATGTCTTGGAATTCTGAGTTAAATTTTTCATCTCCAGAGAGACCAAGTTTAGCCATACCCTCTCTTAACGTATTAGGCATCACTTGGTATCTGCCGGCAGCTCCGTATTTATGTTCTGCTTGGTCTTTTAAAACTTCGTTTAAAGTCTTATCTGAAAGGTTCTCAATACCCGCTTTATATCCTCCAGCTTGGCCGCGATTTACTGCCTCGTATCCAGCAGAACCGCTTTCTGCTTGGGCAATGAGATCCGCCAAACCTTGGTAATTACCAAGACCTTCGAATTTTGGTTTTTCTTCTTTGGATCTGGTGTGAGGAAAAGATGGAAGAGATTTTAATCTTTCCTTCAATTTGGCATCGAATTCTTCTTTTCGTTTCTTCTCTTCAGGGGTCAATGTATTGTGAGATATTTCCCACAATATGGCATCCTTAGATGCTTGTTTAGATTTGATAGCTTCAGCTGCTGCCTTGCGCTCCTCTACTTTCTCAGGATGCATTAAATCATCCCAAGCTGAACCTTCTTCTGCTTTGCCGTTAACTAGAGCTTGCCAACCCCGTAAAATTCTATCTAGCCTATCCGAAACCCAAGTGAAGACAGGCAAAGTCTTGACCAACATGGTTTGAGCAAGAATACCTAATCTGGATTCCAACTTGTCAATAGCTTGCGTATATTCCAAGATTGCTTCTTTACTTTTATCCGGATCAAATCCTGCCTGTTTATAGAGCTCTAAGTTTTCTTTACGTTTTTTGATCAGCTCATCTAAATGGTCTCGCATTTGGTGGTAAGTATCGGCATCAACTCCAAACTGTGCCATCATCTGTGCCCCAATATATTCGGGGAACTTTTTAGTTGCCTTAACCAAATCTAAAAGAACATCTCCGGCTTCTTTGCCCTCAGTTGAAATGCCAGTTAGAGACTGTGCATAGGCTTTCAAACCAGGATTCAGGCGTAAAGATTGTGCAACATTGTGGATACTGGATCCCATGGCATCTTCTGAGATACCAACCTGCTTACCTGCGAACTCTAAGGAGTTAAGATTCTTGACTGAAGTGTTTGAAAGTTCGGATGCAAAATACATTTTTCGCATTGAATATGCGAAAGCAGAAGCAGCAGCTTCTACAGCTACTACTGTACCAGCTACTGCAGCACCAACCCCGAAGATTTTCTTTTCGGTGCCGGTTAATTGGTCTTCGAATTTTTTAAAAGATACTTGATCCGTGCTAAAACCTAGCTTGACCAAGTATTCTTCTAAAACTTGAGATGTACTCATTGAGGTGTCATCCGATGTTTGTTTTCAGCTTCAACGTCTAATGCGTGGTTCATTCTGGCCACATCGAACAAACTTAACGTACCATCAATCAATGATTCATACTTACAAAGCCCTCGCAACAATGGACGAAAAATTAAATCTTCTTCGCCTTCCATTCTCACTAAGGAGATGGAGTTGGAACCGCCTCCAAACGTTGGAGGGCTGTAAGAAAAAAATCGCCAAGGTTCGATGTAATCACGTGAGCAGTTAAATCAATCAAAGCCTTCATTGAAATGTCTTCGTACATTAGTTGCCCGGATGGAGAACACAAAGGTGAATATTTCCGTCCTTGATCCTCTTCGCGAGCCACTGCAGTGATACATTTCCGCATCACTTGTTCGCTCTCAGCATCGGGTAGCTGCCCCAACATTAACAGAACCAAAAAAGTTGAATCCTTTCCTTTATTTTCTTCCACCATCATTCGTTCAATCATGATGGAAATAGGAGCCAACTTCCTGGCAATGTTCAGCTGTGCGAAGGCATCCAGTTTGCTAATGCGATAGTTATTACCTTCGACATTCGCAATCATTATGCATTAGCACCAAGAGTACGGTCGATGACACCGCAATCGAATTCCCAATTGTTTGTGCCCGCTTCTTTTTGATACTTCAGAGAAGGTGCTTTCCCGAAAGCTACAATCTGTAACGTAATTGAATCACCAGTATGACTGTTCGAAAGACTGATTGTGTTTTGACCATGAGTCGCGCCGCTGGCAGTTTGCACCGCATACATCTGAGCCAACTTTTGGTTGACGGGAGATGTCTTCAATAAGGTCACCACCGCTTTACCGGACTTGTTCGCATGCAACGAATGCATCGCGGAACCGTCAGCACCGATGGTCATAGTGTTGATTGCTTCGGTCGGTTCAATGGTGATACCTTCTTCAGCTACTGCTGCACCGGCTCCTAGGTTAACTGAACCGCCAGGTCCAACAATTGCAGCTTGGGTATCCAAAAAACTGTAAGTGCTCATAATCTACTCCTCTTAACGATTTACGTTTATAATTACGTTTACTGTTTGGATGGCACCTGCCAACTTAGCAGCTACTTGGAAAACTACTGAGGCTCGGGTTGCCCGCAACGTTGAACTTTGTGATGCAATAGGAGGCGTGTATACGTAGAAGCCTTTTGCCAAGAAGTCTCCAGTATTTAGTGAACCGAAGCCATTCGATTGCCATACTCCAGGTGCCAATAAACCATTCGTAACACCTTGGGAGCAAACGCTTTCAATGGTGTTAGCAATCTGACCATTGCCAGCATCAGTTTGAGGAATCTTATTCGGTGAGGTGTACAACAAATTATATACAGAAGTTTGAATATCCAGTGCCAACCAATCAGTGCCCATCACGGTATCGATAAAGTTACCAGAAGCTGAAGTGCCTTGTTCGAAGATTGCAGTATTGTTGTTATATGCCAAGAATACGTTAGCGTTGAAACTTTCCAAGGCGGATACTTGAGATGCTGCCAATGTCTCTGCAGTAATTCCAGGTTCCTGTTTATACATCAAGGCAATTACAGTGTTGTTGCCATTGTAATTGGTAGTCAACATCCGAGCTAATGCAGAAGCAACAGCATATGGATTGCTACTTGAATATTGAACCATGGTACGGTTGTAATTCAATTGTTGCAGTTTATAAGCAATGTTCGTGGTATCTGTAGCAACTAATACCGCAGGCTCTTGAGTAGTTACGCCGTAGTAATGTTTGTTGGTAGCTGCTTCAATGTAAGCTGCTACATTCAAGTGATCTGCATCCACCGCGGTCGGCATCTGTAAAGCGTACCAACCCTGACCAAACATATTGTCGAATATTGCCACAGATGCTGCTGCTGATTCTGCTGCAATACCAGCGGCAACGTAGGCACCGGAAGAAGTTGCCGTCGCCGCCAACATTACCGAGATGTCGGAAGCTGTAGCACCGGCCATATTGGTGAGAGTAATTACGGTACTCAATTTGGCCATGGTTAAAGAGTTGCCACCTATGCCAGGAGTCTTGGCTACAAAGTACACTGCTATGTTCAATGGGTTCACAACTGCTTTGAACTTGACCAAGTTTACATCAGCTGAGCCATTAACCAAAGTTGCCAAGTTAGCCAAAGTTGCCGCCAAATTGGTACCAATCAAACACTGAATACCTGTTGTCAAAGCTGACACAAAAGTGATTGCTGTACCGCCTAGCGTTAAAGTATCAGCAGGCGCCGGCTGTCCGGAAAAAGCAGCGTTACCCACCGCAGCAGAAGCTGCTGTGTAATTGAACGAAGAAGCAATGCCGGTTGTGCCGGATTCGAATTCGAAACGGTTATAAACAGAATTCCATACACAGGTGGTGCTAGCTTCAGATGCTGCAAGTGCTGTCTGAATAGCTGCGGCAACACCATTTAGGTTTGTTTGAGCTGCGAAGCTAGCTGGCGAAATAGCGTAAGGTATTCCGTCAATATTTGCCAAGAAGCCTGGAGTGGTGATTGCATTCCAGGCAGCTATTGCTTGACCGGCTGCTGATAATGTTGCACCGAGCAATTTACCAGCAGTGGCTGTTTGTGCCCAGCGCCCTATTGACAATACTGTAGGTTGTGGAGATTGTTCGAACCATAAAACGGCAGCGAGATATTCTGGAGAAGTAGTTCCGAAATCCGCAGCGACTTGGGTAATTGAGTTATAATTACGTAAGCGTTCGAAAACGTTGATAATGTCGGAGGCGCCAAGGATCAGCAAATTGTTCAGGTTCTGCATCTGGGCAGGCTGAGGTGTTAGATTGACCGAAACATTGATCAGTCTTTGAATCGGTAACGAGCTGCCCATAATTTTCTCCTATGTTACATTAGTGGTTTGATTTGGTAATACGTTGTCCAAGTCTATAATGAATTCAGAAGACAGCAAAGACAGAATAGAATACTTCCTAGTGATCTGACGCCGAATTCGAAAAGTAAAATCTAAACGGTACATCCACTTCTCTTTCACAATCTCTGGCGCTACAGTAATGTCGCCACATTCGATCAAGCCCATATCTGCAAGGCTCAATGTTTCTCTGTTTTGTGCTACTTGCATGCCTTCTCGCAAAATCTCGGCGGTAGAATCAGCATTTGGTCCATAAACGGAAACAAGGATCGAAATGATCTCTTGCCTTACCACGGTATTATACCCTATTCCAGAAGGTGAATGTAATTCCGCCGCGTTGGTGTCCGCCTCCCTTTTTGTGATCCCAAATGCTAGCCAGTCAACTGTATCTGCCGGAAGGTTCGGTGGTTCCGGTTGCCAACGCGGAAAAATGTTTGCTGCTGCTAGCCCGCTAATGCCCTGTAACCAATCATGGAAGAAGTCTTGAAGCGAATTACCTTCAAGGGGAGCAGGTGAAGTGGTCGGCGTTAGATACCCACCTGTGGAGGAGTCTGTCAATTACCACTCCCGAGCCGCAAAAGTATCGCCGGCCGTTCCGAGCACGTTAATGGCATTTGTGGACACCGGGTAGCCATCTGGCGGAAAGAACGCTCCAGGTAAGACTGTAAAAGATTGAGCCCCCGAAGCACTGGCAACGCCAAGTTCATCCACGTACATTGGATTCACTGAACTTTTATTCTGCATCCGAAAACCGGAACGGAGAACATTGGCGGCGGCTAAGATTTGGGAAACCCCGGTAGCTGCTATTTGACCGGAACGATCGGTTACTGCTTCTTGAGCTTTGATGATTACTTGTTGTTGTGTGCCAGTTGCATCTAAAATTTGAATTAACATGATAACCCCACATAAACAGCGTTAGCTGGTTTGTTAAAACCGAAAGCTCCATCGGCAGGAGCCGGTAATGGCAAATCTGTCTTATCTTGTGACGAGCATTCGACTTGGAAGAATCCCGGTCCCATTTGTGGATAGTTGTCTATTGCTTTGACCACAAAATTATCTCCTCGCCAAACAATTACATCTGGTTGGAATCCAGTTACTTCACCTTGCAACCTAAATTTAGTTACTATGCTTATGCCACGCCCGAAAGTTTGGTAATCTGCTTGCCGGTCTAAGTTGTTCGGGCTAATTGAAGTTACTACTCCAATTACTTTGTTAAATGTTCGGGTGGTTAATGAAACTCGACCTTTCGAATCCGTTACTTGGGCACGACGTAACACTGAAAAGGTATCAACCAAATCAGGATCAGTGAGGATCTGTGTTACGTCGATGAGTGCCATGGATTAAGCAATACCGTCCAACCTATCTGCAGCTTGTGAAATCAACGAATCCACTTTTCTTGCAACTTCTTTGTATTCAGAATCAGAAGTTTGTTTTGCCAGGAGAGCACATTTCTGAGATGCTTGCTTC